GTTTGTGGGCATACCAGAACGCGATACAACAAGGCCAAAGGCGGGGCCAACTAACGCGGGGTTAATGTACATACATACTCATGGTAGCCAGTTAATGAACATTCCAAAACGGCCAGTGATTGAGCCAGCTATTGAAGCTAACAAGGAACCTTTGCAAGATGGCTTACATGTTGTAGCTAACAATATGTTTGATGGTGACAAAACAGCTGCTAAGCAGAACTTGAACAAGGTTGGTTTGATGGGAGCTAACTATTGTAAAAAGTGGTTTCGTGACCCGCGTAATGGTTGGCCACAGAACACACCAAAGACCATAGCTAGAAAGCTTCGGCGGCTTCGTGGTGCAGCTTATAAAACATCTATAGCTACACTGAATGCAGTTACACAAAATATGCCCACATACGGTACGTCATCTTTGGATTTAATTAATACACCGTTAATCGACACTGGCGAGCTAAGGCGTTCAATTACGTATGTGACTGAGGTTAAGTAATGGTTATATCAGTTGCTGAAGTGGTCACTGATCCTGATTTAGCTGAGCCATTTGTAATTACTCGTTCACAAGGTGGCTCATTCATTGCTGGTGTTTGGAGCAACCAAGTTATTACCGTCAACGGTTATGGAGTTATTCAACCATCAACACCGGAGGAATTAGAACAAATACCGGAAGGTGACAGAGTATTAGGGGCTATGTCTTTTCACTCAGCTGATCCTTTGTATGAAACCAATACCACAGGTGTTAATACACCGAGTGGCATCAGTGATGTGATTGCATGGCGTAACCAAACCTATAGGCTAGTCAAAATCTTTCCTTGGGAAGACTTCGGCTATTACAAAGGTATTGGCGTTAGGATGAGTGGTCAGTAATGACAACAACCATATACCCAAATGGGCAAGTACTAACAAGTAATGCATTGACGAAGGATCAATTTGATTTAATCTTTCAGTCTCTTACTTGTGATTTACTTGGTCTGGCTGTGAATGATCCAGCTAGGAATACAACGGTTCGCATAGCGTGGCAAGTTGAAGGTGCCCCGGCTTGGGGCATAACTGATGACTTAGTATTCGTTGAAGCACTTGAAGAAGATGGAGTATATAACAAGCTTCGGGATATGTACCCACAGTCAAGCGGTTCACCTAACTATATCAATGTACAGTTTGAATATACCCGCATCTGGCGAGTTATTTTTATAGCTCGTGGCCCAAACTCTATGGATAACATAAGACTAATCAAGAGTGGGTTGCTTCAAGCTGAATTTGTCTATGGTACTCTTAGTGACTCGAACTTATATTTAATGCCAGAGATTGGCAATGCAATTAGAGCACCGGAACTAAAACAAGGCCGGTGGTGGGAACGAACAGACTTACACGTCATAGTCTACGAACAGATTAATGAGACATTGCAGACAGGTACAGTCAAGAGCATCGAGATTATAGGCTATGACGATAAAGGCCAGATTTTCGATATAACAGCAACAAAGCCAAACTGAGGATTAACCAATGAGCACAACACCATTTCCATTGTCAAACGTGGTTGACGTAGTTGTACAAGTTAGCCCATTGTTTCCGCCAACTCCATCTTTCAACCAAGGTTTGATAATTGGCTCATCACCCGTCATTCCTTCAGTTGGCGGAACTAACCCGCGTATTAGGCAATATACGTCTAAGTCAGCAATGATTTCAGATGGCTTTACCGATACTCAGCCGGAATACTTAGCGGTACAAACCGCTTTTAACCAAGTACCGCCACCACAGTTTGTGTGGGTTGGTCGGCAAGACTTGACAGCTATTGGAACTATGGCGATTGCTGTTGGTGGCACTGGTTGGGCAGTTAACGATAAGTTCCTAGTTGTGCAATCCGGTGCATCATTAGGTCAAGGCGTAGTACTGACTGAATCAGCCGGTGTAGCTACCAGTATCGGCATTGTCGAAGGTTTTCAAGGTACCGGTTATACAGCTGGTAGCGGCTTAGCTACAACACCTTTAGGCGGGTCAGCTGGCAATGGATTGACAGTTAATATTACTGGTGTTGGTGAAACGCCAACACAAGCCGCTGAAGCTTGCCGCATAGCATCTAACGAATGGTATATGTTTGCGGTACTTGGCTTGGAAGCTGATGACACCAACAATCAAGCGGTTGCCTTGTGGGCACAATCGGCTGTGCCGGTATGCGTTTATAGCTTCATCAGCAACACATCAGCTGCTATTGTGACACCTAACACCAGCATCTTTGCTCTACTCAACCAAGCCAGTATTAACCGGGCCATTGGCATTTACTCAACCGATCAAGGGGGCACACAGCTTAACAACGTTTACGCTCAGTGTGCGGTTTTGGGTGTAGCTATGGGGCTTAATACCGGCTTACCCAACAGTTGCTTTACTCTCAAGTTCAAAAAGCTGGTTAGCATTACACCAGAACCAATTACACAAACCCAAGCAACTAACATCGAGAATAATGGCGGTAACGTTTATTTGAACTACTCGCCATATGCTTGGATGGAACCGGGCCAGATGACTAACCTGCAAAAGTTTCGTGAGATCATTCAACTCGATATGTTGGCGGCTGACATTCAGTTCAGTCTGGTTGACGTACTTACCAGTGAGCCAGAAGTGGCACAGAATGACCCGGCACAAAGCCAGCTGTTAGCTACGGTTGATGGTTGTAATGACCGTTCAGCTATCAGGGGTTTTATAAATTCAGCTGGTGGCATATGGAACGGGCCAACACTTACCCTAAGTACTAAAGGGCCGACACTGGCCAATGGTGCGGCATTGCCAAACGGTTACATCAACATGTCAGCACCATATGTTACACAGTCACCAGCTGACCATGACGCGGGTAAGTCAATGCCAATTATCGATGCTCTGTTAACTTCTGGTGAAGTTGACAGCATTGTTGTCGGGGTCTATGTTCAACGCTAAGTTTTGATTGGAGGAATTTAGAAATGTCCAAGCAAGGCGGTACTTACAGCTTTATAGCTCTATCTGGTGGCTTTGTCTCACAAGTTGGCATCACCATTCTTTTTGGTGGTCAACTCGGGGTTGGTGAGCTAGTCTTCAGTAACACTACGGAACACACCGTTCATGACACTGCGGCTGACGGTGTAATCATGCCGTCATTCATACCCGGTGATGCTGGTGTGATAACTATTCGTTGTCAGCAAACGAGCATCATTCATGTCAAGTTACTGGCATGGCTCAATCTACTTAAGACAGCTGCCATGAACAATGATGTTAGCAATTGGGCTAACACTGTCTTGAATGCTCGAAATGCACTCACCGGCACCTTTCACAATGCCAGCGGCATTAGCCCGCAAAAGGTACCTGATTACAGTTATCAGGCAGCTGGCCAAAACATTACATGGCAGCTACCATGCTGCAACCTAGTCAACCAGTAATCCGGAGCACATAATGGACGAGCTAGAACCGATCAAAGATACCACAGTGAACGGTACTAAGTTTCAACTTTGCCGTCTTTCGGCTGTAGATGGTAGTTTTCTGTTGATGGCTTTAATGGGTCATTTACAGAAAGCTATTAGTGCCAATCCTATTCAGGATGCGCAGCAACCACCACCAGAAACAAATGATGAGCAATCAGCCAGTACTTTGATTCAATTCATGCTCATGAACTTAGACGAGCAAACATTTAGGGCAGTACAACGTAAAGCTTTATCTGTTGTGTGTCGCTATGAAAAGGTTGGTGACACATTAATGCCAGTTCCTATCTTGATGGTGAATGGCATGTTTAGTTACCCACAGTTGAACAAAGACATATCGACTGTGCTAACACTAACCAGTCAATCACTGTTTGCAAACCTTTCCCCTTTTTTATCAAAAAGCATGTTGCTTTTCCTTATGGCGGGGGCGGCTACCAACCAATCGAATTCCCTACCATAGATGCTTTCTTGTATCGGCCAGTTATAGCGGGGCTATGGCAACATGTGGATGTAAAGCGATACACGTTTCATGACTTGTTGGTTGCTCATGAAATACTCGATGTAAAGGAAGTGAACCAATTAGCTTATAGAGAATGGATAAGACAACAAAACAATGGCTGATATTACTTCACTTCGTTCATATCTTGTGGAGCTTGGTTTTGACACCAAGTTAAACGAGTTTCGAGTCTTTGAAACCACAATTAAAAGTGCAACTAGGATAGTAGAACAACAAGCCGGTGAAATAGCCGGTGACTTGTTGAAGTGGCAAACCGCCGTTGTGGGCATGTTTGCTGCTATTGGTGGTGCTGTCTTAACTAGCATGGACAAGGTAGCACAAGCTGACCAAGAATATAGGCTGTTAGGTGAACGGATGTTTATGACTACAGAGCAAGCTAGGTCACTTAAGATTAGCTTGGATGCTCTAGGTCAGCCGCTTGAAGCAATTGCCTTTGATCCTGAATTGCATGATAGGTTCATGCAATTACAGCGTGATCAAGCTATGATGACTCGGGGCATGGATGTTGAAAAGACATTAAAACAGATACGTGATGTACGCTTTGAGTTTACGCGGCTTCAAGTTGAATTACAGTACTTGATGATTCGGACAGTTGGCGAACTTGGTAAAGCTCTTGGATTAGGTAATCTAGCTGAGACATTGCAGCGGCTTAACGATTACATCATTGAAAACATACCTAAGTGGTCACAGGAAATAGCTACTGATCTAGTTCCCATACTTCACGAAGTGTGGCGGATTATGAAAGATGTAGCTAAGGCGGCTGAACTGGTAGCGTTGGAGTTTACCAACGTTATAGGTGTTATCAGTGGTGATCGAAGCATTGAAGGTACTACATTCAGTTTTCATAAACTAGCCGGGGCTATCGAGCATGTATTAGGTTGGCTAGCTAAGTTTGTGGAATGGATGCTTAAAGCTGAAGCTGTATTAGCACCATTCATAACCACCATTGCCGGTTTAATGGGCGGGTCAGCTGGTGGCGGTATGATCGGTGGAGCTATCGGAACAATTGGGGGGTTTATAACAGGTGGGCCAGCTGGTGCTCTGGCCGGGGGCATTGCCGGTACCGCTTGGGGGGCGAGCATTGGGGCGGGGCTAGGTGGTGCGGCTGGTGCTGTGGCCGATCTAAAAGCACACAGTGAATCTAGGGCGGCTGTAGGCTCAGCAACGGGCATTGTAGAACAACTCAGCCCCTATCCAAATGCAGTACCGCTATTGCCGCAAGCCAACTTACCGCAGCTGTACCCGCAACAACAATTACCGAGAGTACCCACACAGCCAGCCGCTGAAGTAGCTAACGAAGCTAGACAGGCAGCGGCTACAGTTGGTCAACGGTTGAATGTGCCACCAGAGATCATAT